TACTTTTAAAAGTTGTTTTTTTTTTATTATTCTAAAAAGTAATAATGAATTCCCCAAACTCACCAATGTATTCCCCAACCGCCGACCATCATTATTCTCCGAATCCGATGTCTTCTGGTTCAATTAACTCAAAAAAGAGTTCTATGGTACACGTTTGTAAGTTAAAACGTTTGAATACAGGAATGTATAAAGTAGCTAGTGTACCCGGTTCGGATAAAAAACATAAAAGATTTTTAGATAGTTTGTTTCATAATCTTGTAAAAATTAATAGATATGAGACTATTGGTGTTTCGAGAGAAGAATTAAATAGTATAATTGATTATATTAGTCCTGATGGACCTTATAGAACATACTACAGTCATATAATATCAATTACGACAAAACCCAAAAAGTTGTTTTGATTATATACTATCTTAAAGGTTTAAAGACAAACGTTGATTACGAGCATCTTCGTTTTTTAAGTCGAGTTCAAATGTAGCGTTTTGAGTTCTTCTTACAGCCATTCTATTACTACTTGGTGGTGGATCTGTGCTGGAACTCACTGATTCTATAAATGGAGATGGTTGTACTGAAAAAATACTCCTTGTTTCTATTGGATATGGAGCTGCTTCCATAATTTCGTGGAACTGTTCTCTATCCTTACTATCAGAACTATAAGATAGTTTCTTATATTCTTCATTCTCCCTACACCAAACAGATATGATACATTTTATGAGATATTGATCTCGAGCAGAATGTATCATTTCGGGGGTCATTGCAGCATGACCAAAATTTACTCCGGGATTGTTTAGTATCATAAGCTGTTGTTGTGACATGGGTTCCATGTGGGGTGGTACCATAATAAGTATGTCAGATGGGTCTTGTAAATCTCGTTTTATATAATTCAATACATCAGGAATATATAATCCACCTAGTTCATCGAATAATTTACTTTTTTCGTAGATGCCATTTATAACTTCTTCACGGATATATTCCCATCTTGATTCAAGTTCCTGATATAATAATGTAAACTCAGCTGATCCTTCCTCCCAGGTTTGGTTACTTTCTAAAACTTGTTGGACAGATCTAAATATTAATCTTTCCCTCATTTTATTATTAAGGAAATAATTTTGTATGTAAGCCATTTTTTCTTTCGTCATCTACATTTTCATTAAAACTTAATATATCCTTTGTTAATGCAGAAATCATTGAACCATTTCTTAAAAGAATTGTAACGATTCCACTTTCTAATAATTTTTTCCAATTTTCAGCTACACATTCAAGACTTTTCACTTTTATTTCTTTACCATCTGAAGTTATCAATGCCTTGACGCTTTGACCACTTTGAATTATGTCTGATTTTGAAAAAGGTGAAGCACCAATAACATGAGACACAACTACATTAGAGTACATTTCTATTTCTGGTGATTTTATATAATTTTCACCTAGACCAGTGTAGGAAATCAAATTTTCATTCAACATTTGTAAAACGATTCCACCATCACAAAAGTATGTTATTTCCTCAGTGTCAGGATATATCTCTTTGTATGCGAAAAATGATTTTTCGACAGGTGTGTTCAATTCAATGGGTTCTTCATGACCATTTCTAAAAACTTTGACGGTCAAATGTTGAACATCTTCTATTCTATCTAAGAGTACTTTAAAATGCAGTTTTGTATCTGACCATATTTTGGGAATATTTATGTTTCCGTGCATATCTATTTCATAAAATTTATCAGACCCAGGTTCTTTTATACCACATAAAACATCTCCTTCTTTCAAAAGTGATTTAGATTTCTTATGGACACCAGATACCAATACACCACTTTTACAGTCGACGTGAAAATAACTTAGTTTTAATGTATCTTGACTAAGTCTTCTAAATACACAATTAAAACTGTATCCGACATCTCTGCATGGACCATTTGAGCATTTTAATAATCTATCTTTTAGAATGAGGATTTCTTTAAATGGAGTTGCATAGTTTATACCTTGTGCAAACATGATGCCAGATGTTACAAGTCCAACCACTTTATTTTCTGAATTTACAATTGGTCCACCTGAATTACCTGGATTTATCTGTGCATCTGTTTGAAGGCGATTTGGATCACATATTCTTCCACTTATAATACCAGCACTAATTTGTAAATGTGGTGCACCCAATGCATAACCGAGTGCTGTAATATTTTCACCTTGTTTTATGTTATCAGATTCTCCTATTTTAAACTTATCAATACTATTTAATAAAACTTTTTGTTCTTTTGTAAGATTATCTTCATTTATTTTTAAAATGGCAACATCCAAGTGTGGATTAAAACCCAAAACTTCAACTTCAAAACGTTCACCTTGTGAAATTGCATCGAAATAAACGCCGATATCAACATGGTTAGATATTACATGATGTGCAGTATATATATAAAGTTTTTCACCTTCTAATAGAAATCCGGTTCCTGTTCCGCTTGAATCATCCATTTTGTTATATGGTTGTGATGCATCATATTTTTTAGAATCACATCGAATACGACAAACACATTTACCAAGAGTATTCAAACTTTTATCATCTATGTCCTCATTCGAATCTTCTGTAAATGTCGTACATGTTAGCTTCAACCTCATTTATTTGTAAATTTAAAATAGTTTTTGACCCCAAAAAATAAAAAATACATGCAATACTGATATCTACAATTTTACAATTTAAACTTTTATAGGTTATTAATCACAATAAAATTGTTCAATCCCATGAAACATCATTGCGTCTTCTGTAAAAAATCATAATAACACTTCTAAATATAGAAGATAGGTAATTAGGATGTGCTGTTCTTCTTCTTCTTCTTCTTTCATTTTCTCTTATTGCGAATCTTTGTTCTTCCATTTCTCTAGATAGTAATCTTATTGTTCTCATCCTTTCTCTAGTACTTATTTGTACATTTGATTGGTTTCTATGTATACTATTTTGAAGGTTTTCGATTATTTGATTTGTTACACCATGTATGGTTTTTTGTTCCATAAATTGAACACGACAAATAGGACAACTATTTTTGTTTTCGGAAACCCATTTGAATATACATTCAGTATGAAATATATGTTTACACTGCAGCTCACATATACAACTTGACATAATATCACACATACATATTGGACATGTCATTTCATCTTTATTATAAAAAAAATGCGTCACTGCTGTCATCGTTAGTGTGTTTTGCACATTAATCGAACAACCTTCTTGAGGTTTCTCCCATATCTTCTGGATCAAACCGTCGTTCATGGTATGTTGGTTCAGTTAAATATTCATAAAGCTTTGCTGTTCCAATTTTCTCTTTAATTTCATCATAGGTGCGTAAATCATTATCTATACCTCTGTTGTTTTTTTCTTCACCAGCATATTCAAAATCAATAAGGCAAAGATTATTTTCAAACCAAACAAAATTTCCTAAATTCAAATCACCATGATACCAACCGTAATTATGTAGTTTATTGATAATATTTAAGAGATCGCTTATTAATATTCCGCGTGGTTGTTTTTTTATGGGAATGGCGAGTGGGAATCTTAAATAATAAATATCATCGGAAAATTTTGAGTATTCATCTGCAACAACTACGAATGTCTGACCACCCAAATATTTTGATGCATTTATTTCGTTTTCATATGCGATTCTTGGATTTCTATATATATTTTTTCCAATCATATTTTCTGTATTATTGTTGAAGTAATAAAACTTGTAAATATAATTACCTATTTTGTATGTTTTCGAAAATGCAGACTCGTTTTCATTTGTAAGTGCTTCTATTTCCAAATCAGTGAAAAAGTCGGAGTTATGAACAGCATAAGATATTAATTCATTTGCTATACTTGCTATATCTTGATAACGATAGTTTCCTCTTTCTTGTTCACGTGCATTTTCACGTTTTATACCAAATCTTATCAAGTAACTTACTATATCACCCATACCATTTTTAGATGCTTCTATTCCAAGTTTAGAAAAGAATTCATCTGGTTTTTGTTGTTTATTTATAATTTCATTTAATAATATATCACGATCTTCTTCGTATTTTGTTTTTTGTACACGTTTCAAAGTTGTTAGGAATATATTTTCTTTTTCATTCATTATTGTAGCACCACGAATCGCAGCAGAGGCTACTTCTTTGGGAGTTTTGCCTTTTGGATTAAATAACAATGCACCATAAATTATTTCATCCCTCATTTTTTATTAAATATATTTTTTTACACGAGAATCTTTTATGTTTAGTCATGAGATTTTCAAAAAAATATTGTAAAATAGAAATATGCGTGACAATTTATATGGATCGGCATCTTTTCTCAACGCAGTAAGAATGCGAACTTATGACACTGACATTTCGTGGATTCGTAAACAAGTTCCAATATATGACTCGATTCTCAAAGACTACTTTACCTTACTACAACCAATGATCGAAATTGCAGACAAGATAACCGAATTTACAGAAAATCTCCAAAAAGATGGCGTCAGTTTGAGTAACATTAAATTTCACCATTTAGACAATGCAAGAAACCAAAACCCTAACGATGAAATGTTGTTGGAAGCGTTAAAATTGCTTGGACAGAACCGTTGGTGGGCAGTAAACTTTAAAAAGAAACTCAACGAAATAAATAATGTATTTAGAATAGAGAACGAAATCGATCGACTTTACGCTACGCTCATGTTTATAGAATATAATTCTTTTGATCTTAACAGTAACATACACACTTACGAAAAAGTTTTCGATCGTGTAAAATTCTCAAGATTGCCCGAAGTATCGTCTATATTACTAAAATTCGAAATTATACTATTTAATAAGCTTAAAAATTACACAGATCCATACAATGTGGTTGCATATTATAATAATGATGAACTTTTTTCCGTTAGATCGTTACGTGATGTGGAATGCCGTCGAGAGTGGACTGGATATCAATATAAGGCTTGGTGGATTTCAGATCCAAAAGCCTCAGAAGTATTTTCAAACCCCGAAAAATTTAAACCACTTGTGAAAGATGATAAATACATATGGTTTGTGTCTGATGATGTTGATGTCCCTGAATATTTGAAGTCAGATATAAATGAAGATGTGGAAAAATACTTTTCACCAGATGGAGAAGGTGCACAAAATGCAAGAACCCACTTCATGAACTTATCAACCCTTGAATAGTTTGTAAAGATCATAAATAAAATTGGACCAGAAACAATTATTTAATCTAAAAATAACAAAGCTGTACCATTGGGTGAAAAGTACCGTGTTCCCTCAGTAATTAGTCCTAGATCTTTGTATACGTTTTCCATATTTTTATTTGTTTTTAATGCATACAATGATACAAGTGCTGCTGTGCGTGGATCCGTGAATTCACCATAATCGTGCAAACTTCCACCCTTACCAAATGTGGCGACATATCTTTCATATGGATGTTTCAAATGCTGTACGTGTGAATAGTGGTTTGGCTTGTAGTAAGGAACAATTTCATATTTATTTCTTATAGATACGTCAATCTTTTCAAATGGAACAGAACAATATGAAGTTAGGTGGAATAATGATAACCACAGCATTCTTTTACTTTTTAGTTTTATAAAACTTGTGTGCTGGAGTCATTTATAATTATCAATTCGTCAAAGATATATTTGAAAAGACTATCATTTTCGACACTGGTATTGTGTATGCAACAACTGGAGTCCAAAAACCAATAAATGTAAATGAAACTGACAAAAGAAAATATTTGCACATGATTGACAATGCAGAAAATGCAATTCAGCCAAAACGCCGCCGCCTTATTTGCTGCTGCTGATTCGTTTATACTGGTTCAATGTCGTGTTTTCGTGGGTGCACATTACAATGGAGATCTAATCTACACAATGAAAATAATTGTCTTGAGGAATTGGGTGGTTGGATTTTTATAGTACCTGGCAAAATATCTCTCAGCATAGAGCTGTAGTAAACACACTTAGAATATGTAATGTTTACCGTAGTATAGCACTGAAATTCTTCCGGTCCTTCTGGTGGATGTCGACATGTAAAAGGTTTTGTGAGGTCAAATTCGTTGTATTCCAATATTCCACGACGCACATCTTCCGAATGAGGTGGCCAGTCATCGCGCCACATACACAGTGCCATTGCAAAATATATACGCATTTTATCCTATCAAATAAAATAAAATTTTACACGAAATAAATGAACCTGACAAACGTGGATTACTTTTCAGATTTATGGATTCGCAAAAATTGATGGGATATTTTTTTACACGAGAATCTTAATTCTAATCCCATGGGTTGAGTCCCGTACCCCAAAGAGGGTCACGGTTAACAGGCATAGCCACAACAACTTGTGGTGCCTTCTTTTTTTCCACATTCTCAAGTTCGGAATTGCACTGAGTGCACTTTTTGCACGCGGTGGGAATATTCTCAATCATCTTGTCGCACGTGGTACAGAACTTGGAGCACTTGGGAGGTGGACGTTTGAGAATCTTCGGTTCCTTGGCTTGGACTACAAGCTCTCCCTTGCAGTTTGGATCCATGCACTTCTTTTGTGG